ATTGATGTATGTGGCTTCCAAATATGTCCGCAACCATGGCATTTTCTTGGAGTTAAGTATGAAATCATTTCTTTACCTATAAATGTACCAGCTAAAAAGGAATGTCATCATCCATGTCATCAAAGCCAGTGCCAGTCTGCGCAGCGCTCTGTTTTTGAGTTGATTGCTTTCTTGGCGAATTGCTTTCATCGAATTGATGATCGTCAGAAGTAACTTTTTCTCTTGCTGATCCGAGCATCTTCATGTCGTCGGCAATGATCTGCGTCGTGTATCGATCCACGCCATTTTTATCAGTCCATTTCCTTGTTTCTAATCTACCCTCAACATAAACAGGGCGACCTTTTCTCAGATATTCTCCTGCGATCTCAGCAAGTTTTCGGTAGAAGACGACTGAATGCCATTCTGTCTTTTCCTGCTTTTCACCGTTCTTGTCTTTCCAGGTATCTGTCGTTGCTAAGGTGATATTAGTGACTGCATCGCCATTTGACATGTAGCGTGTCTCGGGATCTTTGCCCAAGTTGCCAATGAGTATTACTTTATTGATTGATGCCATGTTTTTCCTGCGTGCTAACAGTTATAGGCCAAGATTCCGATGCAGATGAGTGCCGCAATCGTGCTTAACATAAAGTATAAAATTTTCACACCAATCGATCTCGCAGCATCGGTACGCATTTTGTCTGCAACAGAGTCGCGAGTTAATTTTTCGATTTGCTCGGTTAGGTCAATTATCTGTTGGTCTTTGTGTTTGTTTTCTTCAATTATTAATTTGATATGTTTGTCTAGCGAACTTTGTAATTTACTAATATAAAGTTCTTCGTGCTCGATATTTAATTCTGAATCCGTGTCATTAGTCGGCATTCTGTTTTCCGTTGTGTTGTTTATTTATCTTGTTACCCAGCCAGGCAGCTGCTAACCATATCTGCGATATTATGTACGCTGCCAGAATGTCAATCTCGTCTTGTCGTGTCAGTATCGAGCAAATAAATATAACTGCTGATATTAGTCCAGCAAGCAATGCGGTCATTTATCACCTGCGCACTGACTAACTGCCGCTTCACGAATTTTAAAGAGTCTTTCTTCCCGCTCGATGTTGCTGATCCATGCGACCGAGGCTATCAGTAAGACGACGATGTTGATGGCCGCGATTACGAAAGTAAATTTAAACTTTGTCCTGGTGGCCTTATAGTTTTTAGTGTCGAATGGGATCATGTGATTACTCCATTTGCTCGATGATGAGTGACGCGAAGTTCTGCAGGTCCTCGATGCTGCTATCGTTAACCACAAGGATGTCATCATCAACATTCACAGTGATACCTTGCTCGCTCTCGTGATCGGTTTTGATGGCGTATGGGTTCTCAGGGCGGTATATATGCCAGATGATCCCGCCCTGATCGCGCAGCCACTTTGCTTCACCCTCAAATCGGATATCGCTGATGACAACGCCTTTTATATAGTAATTATTTGCATTAGCGAGTTTCTGGTTATAGTCGATTTCTAGCTGTGCGATCTTCAGCCAAATGTCGTTGCAAAGTGTTTTTCTTCCCCACTCAGTGCCCAGGGTCTGCATGACCTGACGCGGGGATTTTCCGCAGAGGCGATCCATCGGTTTTTCTTTAAGATCGCGGTCAGTCAGGTACTCTGGCGGCAATTGAAACATTGCCGAGATTCCCTTGCGCAGCGGATCTGCGAGTGAGATCCTTTTGAACTCGTAGTTGTCAGCCAAAAATTCCGCGATAGTGTCCTTTCCGCAGCCTGGCTCACCGTGCAGGCCAATGAGTTTGAGTGGGTTTTTCATGTTATGGATTGCCGTAGTAAAGTTTGACGTTTGTATCTGCCTTGATCTTGGCGATCAGTGTCTTAGTTGCATCTTCAAGCACTTTGTCAGAGCGGATCAGTTCGTACCAGAAAGTCAATCTTCCTTCGCGCACTCGATAGCGTAGGCGGGCGGTGATCTGGTAAGCGTCGCCATTCCAAAAAACAGGTATCCCGATGGCGATTTTTTCAAACATTTTCATCTTAACCAGCGTTTGATCGTCGTCGTCTTGCACGAAATTTAAATTGACGCCGCCGTTTTGCAGCCTGATGTGAGATTTCAGTCTAAGATCTTGGTTGGCTTCAAAAGATATCGCCATTTCCAGCAATTCGTTACCTGACGGCATGTTGGGTGCTGATGCGATGTCGGCGAGATTTTCCTCAATGAAGGTGGCGAACTCTACCTGATTAAATTGGTGCTTATGACCACCTGTCCAGCGCTTCCATTCTTCTGAGAAGAGCGGATCATAGTGTGCTTGGTGGTCTCTCCACTCTTGAGAGTATCGGTCTCCGCCGTGGTCGTTGATAATGCATTTGAAACCAACTTTTGATGCTTTGTAATCCGCTTGGCAGTAAATGTTCGTGCGCCCATCGATCTTATGATCGTTGATGTATTCGATAAAGCTGTCGCGGTCGTCCAGTTGTATCGTGCCTTTTTTTCTTGCTGGTACAGCATACAGTTTTTCATCGTCTCTTTCTTCCACTCTCCAGCCTGGTGGCAGTGCCACTCGGCTGATGTGCGCGTTATCATGTCGCGTAGGCTGTATCGATGATGCAAGATCGATAATGGCTTGCGTTTCGCTGCCTTTGATTTCCAGTTCTTTTTGGTCCATGATTAATTAATTCCTTCTATGTTTTTGAGCGGCCTTTGTGCTTCTTCGATGACTGTCAGATTAAGTTTTTGTTGGTGCGGATTGTCTGGTGATAATCCGCCTTCCTCGGTGGCAAACAATACGGTTTCCATCGGTTCTTCCAGCGGCATGGTCGCTTTGACTTTTCCGGTGATCTGCATGGCGCCGCTTTTGACCAGCTTTTTAACGTTGATGGTCAGGTCAATCTTTCCAGCGCGGCCTGTTTCGTTTACTTTCTTGACCAGTTCGGCCATCTTGTCGCTGGCGGTGCTGATAAAGAATCCATTGCCGATATGGTGCATCGTGTCTGTGATTGGTTTTGTCATTTCAGTTATCCTTTATGTTAGGAATCAACTAACCATCTCATCGCGCGTGATAATTCTCACGCTGATGTTTTCTGTTGATCGGATGTGCGATGCATCCGCCGCCTGCGCAGCTTTTGGTGGGGTGTAAATGGTTGTCAGTTCTTTGTAACAGCCCAGTTTGTCGAGTGCGGATATGACCGCTTCGGTTCTGTGGATGTCTTCCTTTGCATCACTTGCCCAGTCAAGGTGGAGCAGTACGTCATCAAGGGTAAATATTTCGCCTTGTTGCTGGGTCAGGAATTCCTTCAACTTTGCTTCTAGCAGTGATTTTCTCGACTCGACGCCTTCCATGATGGTTATCATGGACTTCGCCATTTCAGAGAAGGCCTCGTTCAGGGTAATAACTTTGAAATCTTTGTATAAATCTTTTGGTATTGTTGTGATGCTTTGGTCGACAAAGCACAGGGTGCCTGGCTGTGGCAGGTTCTCCATGCTGATACAGATTTGGAGGTGTTCCATCCGGTAAAACTTAATCAGCGCTTTCATCTCTTCCCTGCCTATGCGTTGATTGTTGTGGCAAATTATTATGCTCATGTTTTCTCCCTTGGTGGTTATATCTATTAAACTGATTAATTCTTCAGCCAAAGCCAGAGCCAGAGCCAGAGCCATCGCCAGAGCCAGAGCCAGGCCAAGCCATCGCCAGAGCCAGAGCCATAGCCAGAGCCAGAGCCAGAGCCAGAGCCAGGGCCATAGCCATGGCCAGAGCCATCGCCAGAGCCAGAGCCAGAGCCATCGCCATAGCCATGGCCAGAGCCAGAGCCAGAGCCAGAGCCAGGGCCATAGCCATAGCCATAGCCATGCAAGTGGTGTCTAATCTTCAATAAATTTGACATAGCTTTCTTCTGCTTGGGTAGTTGTTGGTATGTACTCGATGGCATTTGTTAGCATCACTTCGCCTGTTTTATTGAGTCTGCCGCCTTTAATACCATTGGTTGCCACTGACGAAAGAGATAGACCTCCACCTGTCCATCTCCATAGTCTTAATGCATTGCTTAATTTAACTTCCATTGAATTTTCAGGATTTATCCACTCGACATCTCCGATATGTATGCCTGCGCTGTATGTCCTTATTAGGCAGCGTTTTCCTAGCATGGGGTTAGTGGTTTGCTGTTTTTCTGTAACGTTTTGTTCCATTTTTTCTCCCTTGGTGTTGGTGTGATTGCGCAGCCGTGGCTGCGCGTGGGTTTGTTTAGCGTTGCTTGCTGCAGGCGGCAGAAAAAACATGCTTACCGGCATTACCAAGAGCGGATTTTTTGATTGCCAGAAGTTCTTGGTCTATCACATATTGTTCGCACAGAGTCTGACTTTTAAAACCCGACACGTTCACTTCGCTCATGTGGTGGAGTGAACTGCTGGCATACGTGGTTTCACGCACGCCGTTGGCCACCCAGCTTGGCGATACTTCAATCGTGCGTACTGGCTCGATAGGCTCTTGCACTTGTGCTTGTGCAGGGGCATTGACGATGAAAAACGATGATGCGAGGACCACTAAAATAATTTTTAACATTTTTTATCTCCATAATTTTTAAATATCAACTTCAAATCTCGGGTCTAGTGAGTTTTTGTTGATGAGCAAATATAGCGATACGCTAATATCATGTCAATAGCGACACGCTAATTTTATGATATTATTTTTTGAAATGGGCTGGCATGCGCCTTTACCCAATTTTTTTAGTGTATGTAAAATGTTTGATTATTTAATGGAGATGGTTATGTTTTGGAATAAAGACAAGGAATTGGTTGAATTTGCGGAAAGGGAAGCGAAGATCGCAGAGCATTTTGCGATTGAGTGCATTGACGAATTGATCGGGCAGAGCAGTCACTTGCTGTCTGTGCTATTGAGTGGTGCTGGCGGCGGTCTGGCGTTGGCTGTGTCGCTAATGAATCAAGGTGCTGATGAGTGGCTGGTATTTGCTACTGCAGTCGTGTCCGTGTATTTGTTTCTTATTTGTGCGATGATAGTGTTGATGTGTTTGTGGTCTGATGATGTTTATCCTCCTGCTAATAGTCCTAAAAATTTATATCAGGAGGGGGTTTCTGTTTATCAAATCAGGAAAGAAGAGTTATTTAACCGTCAGATTTATATCGAAAGGAATACTGGCAGAGCCCACCGGATGTCGTCTTGGTTAAATCTGGCAAGATCCGCCGCGGTGTTAACGCCAGTTGTCTTTGCTTTGTCCGCGTGGATTTACTTCTTAGGCTGTTTATCTGGGATGGGGTGACGGTCCCTTTTCTCGCGTTTGCTTGGGTCGGCTGGTTTTGTTGGTGGTGTCATGTTTGTCTTGGTGGATAATTGTTCGGATGGTGTTTTTTTTGGTTTTATTTATTCGAATGGTTTCATATCAAGGACAATGCCGTAATCCGCCTGTTTGCCATTCTTGATATGCCCTCCGGTTACTAATGCCCCACAGGTGGTGACTTGTCCGGTTAATTTTTTGGCGCCGAGTCTGCGGCGGAACGATCTGGCGTCTTCGCGGCTAAGGTGGCCTACTTGCATGCCATCAATATCAACACGCACAGCTTTGTCGTCATACTGGTTATAGTCATCCGGGATCAAGTGGGCGGTTAGTGGTTCAAATTTTGCTTCCGGGTTGTTGATGCATTTTGCCGCTTGTTGTTCGGCGATTTTTTTGATGGCTGGTTGATAATATGATTCGCCGACGACCTCGAAGTCGTATTCCATCAGTTCCGGCCATGCGAAGTATTGCTCAGAGCGGTCGATCCGTTTGCTGCCGGAGGATGTATTGCTTATGAATGTTTTATCATGTGTCTTGCGTTTTTGCCCTGATTTTCTGGCAATCATTAGGATGAGATAACACACCACGAAGGTGATGATAATTATCGAAATATCCATATTCAGTTCTTTCCTTTACATTTGCACGGTTCTGTTTCGCACCATTCATTGATCTGACTAACTCTTTGATTCGTTCTTCTTGTTCTGTTTTTTGACGTCGTGTTTTCCTTCTTGTTGTCTGACAAGAGCATCAATAATCTCAATCTTTTTATTGTGAGCTTCATCACCTTCCAGGATCGACACAACCAGGTTGTAGGTTGTCATATCAATATTGTTTATGTCGGCATTCTCGATTAACCTCATAAGTTTTTTCTTTATTTCATCGTCTGTAGAGAATGTTTCAACGTTCTCATTCTCCTCTGATATCTTTTTTACTTTATCATCTGGCCGCATTTCTCCCTTCCCATAGACTAACCAGTCTGGATTCACCTTTAGGAATTTTGCTGCAGCGAGTAGGTTTGAGGATTCTATGTGCTTTGTTCTGCCAGAGAACCAATCGCTTACTGATGGTGGTTTTATCCCGCATGCGGCTGCCAATGCTTTCTTCGTGACCTTTGGAGGCCTTTGATTGCAATTTGTAATCTTTCTGACAATGTCGACATAGTAAGGAAATCCTAACACCAATTAAATAAGGAATGCCTATTGACTTGCAAATAAGGAATGCCTAATATATCGATAGTTAATTTTTGAAGTAACGATATGAAGACGGCAATAAATTGTGGGCAGCTTACTGCCGAGCATCTGATAGATATGCTGGGTGGAACATTTAGGGTTTCTGGACTGCTTGGCATAAAACCGCCGTCTGTCAGTGATTGGAAATCATTGAATTCGATACCTGATGACAAGCTGATACGTTTGGCAACTGAGATTGAGTCTGCAAGTGGTGGAAGCATAAGCAGAGAAATTTTATTTCCTGAAGACTGGCAGAAGATTTGGCCAGAACTTGCTCAGTCAGATAAGTGCGCATGTCAGTCATGATCAAAACAGTTCAGTCCAAAACAAAAATAACGGCATAGTTAATGAGTAACTTTAACGTTATATTTTTCACACATAACTCAGTCGCGCCTATTCGATCAAAAGTAGGCTATGCCGGTGAACCGGTGGCAATGCTCCTTTGGTGTCCCGCTGCTGGTGGTTCCATCCTACAGTAGCGGGATTTTTTTTTGCTCGGCGTTCATCCGGCTATACGGATGGCTAAGAAGTCTGGCTATTCATCATTTTTCAATGTCATGAATACTTCTCTCAAGGTGTGAGTAGTCAGAACTTGTTAGTTTTCAATGGATCGGTTGGGGTTTTATGAATATTAGACAGAAGCAGGTTGAAACCAAGCGGCATGCGTAAATTTTGGGGAAGTTGCTTGTGCGCAATGCGGATATAGAGATCCCTGAGCAAGTCCTGATGTTGGCGATTATTTTGCATGCCTGTCAGGATCTTCTGTCGAGTGGAGAAGGATCTGCCAGCGCATCGTTGCGCTCCAGTGCTGCTGAGTTCTTTATGAGCGGTCAGCATGTTTTTTATTGTGATTGCGTTGGCTTGAATCCTGATTGGGTGGTTGAGGTGTTGCGGGATTATGCTGGGTTTCCGGTTGATCGGGTGATCTGATGTTGAAGCCAACAATCGATTTTGTTTTGATCGCAAAAGCTGCGTTAAGCAGCGCGCGGAGATTGTTGGCGGACTGGTTGCCCGGTGGTGAGTGGAGCGGTTTTGAGTATAAGCCGCTTAATCCGACGCGCGATGATCGCAAGATCGGTTCTTTTGTCGTCAACGCATCGACGGGCAAGTGGATTGATAACGCTACGGGTGATTCCGGTGGTGATTTGATCAGTCTGTATGCTTATGTGCGTTTTATGTCGCAAAAGGATGCGGCTATTGAAGTTGCTGGGATGGTTGGTGTCGATGTGTCTGTTGATGGCGAGCAACGAAAGCAGTCTAGCGGCCGAGCTGAGTCTTTTCAAAACAATCAAGAAAAAGTAATAACGGCGGCTGAAGAGCATAGAAAATCACCCTGGGTTGCCATCATGCCGGTGCCTAGTAATGCGCCGCCTCCTCCCGTCGCGCATTATGTGCGCGGTCGGCCTGATGTGGTGTTTGCTTACCGGGCATTGGATGGCGGCGTTAATGGTTATGTTTATCGATTCACCACATCGGATGGTGGAAAAGAGACGTTGCCGGTGTGCTTTTGTCGCAATGATGAGGCTGGCAAGCTTGAGTGGCGGTGGATGGCTTTTTCTGATACGGCACGGCCTTTGTATGGGCTTGATCGCTTGGCGTCATCTCCTGATCTGCCTGTGCTTTTGGTCGAGGGTGAGAAGTGCGCTGATGCGGCGCATGCGGTGCTTAAAGATCATTTTGCGGTGGTTAGTTGGGCGAGTGGCACCAAGGCGGTGCATAAGTCGGACTGGGCGCCATTGGTTGGGCGCAAGGTTTTTGCCTGGGCTGACTGTGACGCTAAGCATCAAAAACTAACGCGCGAGCAAAAGGCTGCTGGTATAGACATGGCGTCTTTGCCATTACTAGCCGAGTCTGATCAGCCAGGCATGCGTGCCATGCGCGACATTCGAAAGATCCTTTCCGAATTAGATCCACAACTTGATTTTAAATTTATCGATATTCCAAGGCCGGGTGAAAAGCCGGATGGGTGGGATATTGCTGATGCGATCGATGAGGGTTTTGGTGTTGATCTTCTGATTGATTTTATTAGTAAAACTAAGCATCGTATCGATCAAAAAAAGACGGCAGCAATCAATCGATCTGATGCTGGGTTGTTGCTCAATCGTGATTATAAGATTGTGCCGTGCCTCGCAAATATTTACGACATTCTGCGCACAGATGAGCGTTGGGCGGGTGTTTTGGCTTTCAACGAATTTTCCTACACGATCGAGAAGCGAACTAAGCCCCCGTTTGAGTTTGGTGCGGTTGGTGAGTGGGAGGCTAATGACGACGTGCAAGCGTCTATGTGGCTGACGCGCGAGTATGGTTTTGCGCCCACACCTGCGCAAGTGGTGGAGGCCGTGGAAGCGCTGGCGCGGGCAAATGGTTTCCATCCTGTGCGTGAGTATTTGGATGGTTTGGTGTGGGATGGTGTGGCGCGTGTGGATGAGTGGATATTTGATTATATCGGCGCGGCCAAGACACCTTACACGCTGCGAGTTGCCCGTTGGTTTTTGATGGGCATGGTGGCGCGGGTGATGGATCCTGGGGTTAAGTTTGATTGTTGTCTGGTGCTGGAAGGCACGCAGGGGCGGCGCAAGTCGGCGATGCTGAGGGTGCTGGCTGGCGAGTGGTTTGGTGACACTGATCTTGATCTTAACAACAAAGATTCGATGGGATCGATTCGCGGCAAGTGGCTTTATGAGTTCGCGGAATTGGACTCTATCGCGCGCGCTGAGTCGACGCGGCAAAAGTCTTTTTTGTCCAGGCAGGTGGATGAGTATCGCCCTCCCTACGGGCGCAGGGACATTCGCAGCCCGCGCCAGCTTGTGTTTGGTGGAAGCACCAACGTCAATTGGGGTTGGAATAAAGATGAGACGGGAGGCCGTCGGTTTTGGCCTATTGAGTGCGCGTATGACATCGACTGCGATGGTTTGATGTCTGTGCGTGATCAGTTATTTGCTGAGGCGGTGCAGTTGTATCGTCAAGGTAAGCGGTTTTGGCCTACGAGCGAGGAGCAGAAGAGGATTTTTGATCCTGTGCAGATGATGCGGCATCAGACGGATAGTTATGTCGAGTTGTTGGCTGATTTTGTCAGGAATCAGGTGAGTGAGTTTCGGATGATTGACGCGGTTGATTGTTTAAAGATCGACGCGGCAAGACTAACGCGGGATATCCAGACAAGGGTAGGCAAGGCGTTGATTATGTTAGGTTGCAAGAGAGTCGAAAAGAGGGCGAATGCCGTCAGGTTTTGGTATCAGCCGCCAGGCACTCCGGGCGGAATGGGTGACAAAAGTGACGGGTTTGCAGAGGGGAGCGATGATGGCATCCCTTTCTAAAAACTTCCATACCTGCACTCAGGTATGGAACAAGTATGGATCTCTGAAAGCGGCATGGGTATTGACTCTTCCATACCTTCCATACCTTCCATACCTGCACCCTCCCGCGCATACACGCGAGCGTGTGCGCACGTGCGCGCGTATGCGTGTGTGTATGTATATTTTTAGTATGGTAGGTATGGAGGTATGGAAGAAGCTTATAAATAAAGGAACGGCAACTTCCACACTTATTCCACACCTCTATTTAGGTATGGAAGTTTTTTTGGTGGAGGTTTTGTGAATAAGGATGATGTCAGGAAGAATTTCCCCGTGGTTGTTGGGTTCGCGGACCAATTGCGTAAGACTTTTGGTGGTGGGGTGAAGCTGGTGTATGCGCTGGAGAATGGCGTTGAGATCGGGAAGCGATCAGAGGTAGATCGTGAGAGTGTGTATGTCTTTGGAGAAAAATCAATTCGCGATCATATTGCCAATGCTGCTGATGATGAGTTGTCGCATCAGGCTAGGAATAGTCGTAACGCAAGCAAATTGTCAGATGAAGGATAGTAGTCGAGTTTTACCAAGGTATATGTACGGCGATCCTGCTGATGTGGTGGAGCGGATGGAGTTGAATGAGCTGGGTTGCCGGGCATGTGTGTCGCACAAGATTGTGTTTGATCGGGTGATTTGTGGTGATGAGCGTAATGAGCAGCAATCTGGCGTGCCGGTGATTGGGCATCGGTGCAAGTGGTTTGCTGATTGATAGTGGAGTGTTAACGATGGATATGTCAAAGTTATATGAGATTGATAAGACTGTTGTCTCATCACGTCTGCATCGTTGGGGCGCGTGGAAGATGAAGAGTGGCGTTGCTCTGGGTTGGTCATCGATGTCACCTTTCATGCGGATGACTCCAAGTGCGAGCATGGGCAACATTCAGGATGAGGTTGACTCAGAGTGTAGACAGACGGACTCTGCTGTCATTTGTTTGTGTGATGTCCATCAGTTGGTTGTACGTAACGAATATGTGTTGCATTCTGACAAGCAAGTGGCTTTGAGGGCCGCTATCACTGGGTTTAGCAAGCGAACGTATTATGATTACCTTGATCGTGCACATATCGAGGTGGCAAAGAAATTAAATTTAATGTTGATTAGCTCGCACGATTCTGATATAAATGTGCTATCTGTTTCAAAAGTCCGTCTAGCTTAATCAAACATCAAAGTAAAACAACAAGCCAGCCATCGTGCTGGCTTTTTTTATGCCAATTTCAGCCAGAAAGCCATGCTCACATGCTGGTTGTAGTGTCCTGGTCCGTGGTGTTAGCAGATGCGATAGACACAAAACAGAGAACAAAAGAATCTCTGATCAAAATCGCAGATCGGCATCAGAACGTGGATACGGACACCAATGGCGGAAGGCTCGCGAGGGTTTTCTTAAGAAGCATACATTGTGTGTTACATGTGAATCGCATGGTGTTCTGACCCCGGCTGTGGTGGTTGACCACATTATTCCTCATCGCAATGACAAGGATTTGTTCTGGGAAAGGGATAATTGGCAACCATTATGCAAATCATGTCACGATAAAAAAACCGCAAAAGAAGATGGAGGCTTTGGTAGACCGGGATCCATCACCCGCGCCACCATGCCCATCAAAAACCAACGGGCAACTCGCAGCGTGTAAGGTGTCTTGGCCGCGCCGATATAATCAAATATCCACT